TATTAATATGAACACACGACACATACAACCAATAACCACATGGACTCCAGAAGGGGAGAAAATAATTAATTTATTAGCCTTATCTAATTTTTCAGATTATCATTTTGATGATGGGTCGGGAAAGGTTGAGTATAAGCTTATAGGGGCTGATCTTGAACTTGGAGCTACAGAGTATTTTACAAATAAATTAGAAGTACCAGCCTCAATTATGCAACAATGGGGAGCTGATGATACAATTATATTTGAATTTGTAGCAAATGCCTTAAATTTGTCAATTATTATTTAATCATAAAAATCAAATCAAATGCTAACATTAAACCAGCAAGAAGTCAAAGAAATTCAAGATTATGTAAATGACTTACCGACTAAATACGGCGTTCCTTTACTAAATTATTTGAATATGAAGATTCAGCAACAAGCTCCTGCTCAAGCGCAAGAACTTCCCGTGGAAGAAGAGAAAGAAAAATAGTAATTTTATCCGATGGCTGTACCTAATATAGTATTGTTCAAAAGACAAGTATTGCTAACTCAAACATTTAGCAAGCAAGGTAATTCCGTAGATACTATATATTGTATATTCGGGGAAGTCGTTGCCAAGAATGATTTAGTAGTTAATACCGACATAGGCGATATTGTGTTATTTAATCCAAAGCAGTCCATAATAGTAATACAAGGTGGTGTTGACTACTATGTTACCGATATTGATAATTTGATATTTAAAGAGATATAATGCAATCGGAAAAAAAATATTTTGTATCTCAAGATAGCTATCTTGATTCGGATAGTGCGGATTTCGCTGTTCCCAAGAACGCTTGGGTTAATATGGAGAATTTCAGAACAGGCACTACCGACATAGGGGGCGTTATTGGTACAGTAGAAAGCATAGGTGCGACTTCCCTAGTAAAACAGCACAACGAGGAATTTATAGCCATAGGTTCATGTGCTGATGAAGAAAATCAAAGATTTATAACATTTTACTATTCCCCAACAGGGAATCACAAGATAGAGTGTTGTTACGTCGGGAACAATGTAGTTTATACGGTATTAGAGTCCAATGATGTAATTGGAGGATTAAATTTCACAAAAGAACCCATACATAGCTCTGCTATAGTATCTAATCTACTCTCTTGGGTAGATGGCTATAATAATGAGCCAAGAAAGATAAATATAGATTCCGGCATAAAGTCATATCAGTCATTTTTTGATACCGATGCGCAACCTTATTCATTGCCTTTAAATTTTAGCGAAATAACTTTAATAAAAAGGCCATCTATATTTTCCCCAAATTTCACAAAAAAAACAGATAGTCAATTTATTGGAAATTTTATAGCCAATCAATCATTCCAATTTGCATATCAATATGTGTATTATGATGGGGAAGTTTCGGTTATAGGATTGTATAGTCAAGGTAGTAGATTGAATTTCGCAACAGAAGAGTTCAATTATATTGATACTCAAATGGACTTGGCTGAAATTATACCTAACACAGTAAAGGTCGTAAATCTTGTTTGTAGAATAAGCGATGGTACAAATACTGGAGGTAATGATGCTTTTGTTATAAGAAAATGGAATAAAGAAAACCCATCTGACTTAGCAGCTATACAAAATCACAATGTTGTTGATGTTTTGGGTAATAGAACTCCTTTGACTTATTATTTTTATAATAATAATCTTGGATCTAAAATATCTCCAGATGATGTATTAAGACCATTTGACAATGTGCCTATATATTCCCAAGCAATGGAAATTGCAAAGTATAGGCAGTTTCTTGGGAATAATACGGAAGGATATGATACACCCCTGCAAACATCGTTAACTGGTCAATTTTCAACTATTCAAGTAAATTCATCACCGCAAACTGTACCCTTATACGGGTTTAGTGCTTTTAATTCAATTGGATTGCCACTCCCTGGATATTTTGCTTATTATGCGTATATGAGCATAAATAATCAAACAGGGTATTTTTTGATTACAACAGCGGAATATACAACTCCAAATGGAGTTCCAAATCCAATACCAGCAGCGCCAACATCTGTTCCATTTAGCAGCCTAATTTATATAGGCAATTTGACTTCCCAATTGTTGACTAGGGCAAATGAGGTTCTTTATGCTCAATATGGCAATGCTGGTAATGCCGATACTAGTAGCTTAGTTTTATGGAATCCAAATACTGTTCAAATTAGTGGCGTTACACTTTCTGGGATTAATATTTTCCCTCAAATATCACAATACAATATAGGCATAGTTTTTTATGATTATGCTATGAGGAAATCAGGGGTACTTAGATCAAGCTCTGTTTTATCTACTAAATATAGGACATTTGACTATAGCCCATCTGTTGTTGGCCTTAATCCAACATCTTTCGATCCATCTAATGGGATATCTTGGTCTTTGAGTAATACTAATGCTGTAGATGAAATACCAGAATGGGCTTCTTATTACTCTGTTGTTAGGACATTGAATTTGAGAACAAGATTTTTTGTGCAGGGAATATCTGATGTAGGTCAAACTAAATATGCCGAAAGAAACCCGAATGGAGAGTTTGTTTTTACAAATACCGTATTTTCTGCAAGCACAGTAGGAATAGCTATATCAACAAAATTTCTTTTTCAATCAAGCTTAGGATATGTTTATTCAGAAGGCGATTATTGCATATTGACAAGAAAAATTCCTAATGGTATAGGCGGGTATCAAAGTCAATTTTGGGTATTGCCCATAATTGGCCAACAAGGCGAATACGTAATACTGCAATCACAAAATATAGGTATATCGTCTGAATATGCTTTTATTTACGAATTATATACGCCATATAAAGTTTCAGACCAAGAGCCATATTATGAGGTTGGCGAAATTTACAACGTAACTAATTCGGGTCAGCCAAATAGGCAATATTCAATCACATCGGGTGTGCTTATCCCAGATACATATTTAATACAAAGGGATATAGTGGGAGGAACAAATACATCTTACTTGGGTAACACCATGTGTCCAAATGATGCGTTTTACAAAAGGTGGGATAGCGATGCTGGTAAATTAAATTTTATAACAAACATAGGCCAAGTAGAAAACACGACAGCTATATCTTGGAGTGATGTAATAACTACTGGTACTCAAATTAATGGAACAAGTACATTTAGAATAGGCAGTAGAGCTTTTGTTGCTGATGAGAGTGGGTCAATTAATAAATTGATATTTACTTCTAAGGTTCAAGATGCTGGTCAGGGTATGGTAATGTTAGCTATATGCGCTAATGAAACTAATTCTTTATACTTGGGAGAAACTCAAATTGCCGATAGCACAGGGGCTACCCAATTTTTTAGTGGCTCTACAAATGTAATTGGTACGATAAATACATTGAAGGGAAGTTTTGGTACATCAAATCCAGAAGCGGTTGTGGAATTTAGAGGGCAAGTATTTTATCCAGACGCAAATAAAGGCGTTTGGGTTCAGTATTCTTCAAATGGCTTGTTCCCTATATCCAATTATAAAACAACAAGGTTTTGGAAATCTTTCTTTAAGCAGTATTTAAGTATGACTAAGGCTGAAATTGAAGCTTTAGGGGGAAGACCTTATATTTTTACGGCTGTAGATAACAATCATCTTGAACTATTGATATCCATACCTAAATTGACCGATGTACCGATAAAGGCAGTTCCCGATTACGACTTCCCCTACCCATTTGATATGTGGGATGGCCAAGGGAAAACAATAGTGTACTGCTTGGAGGGTATTCAGCCACAACCACATTGGCAAGGGTCGTACTCTTTTAATCCGGAATTATTTACAACAATAGGCAATAATCTTTACGCAAATAAGTCAGGGAATTTGTGGCAACATAACCAAACTTATGAATACAATAGGTTTTACTATGACGTTTTCCCTTCAAAAATAATGTTTGTTTCTAACGAAAATCCAACAAGACAGAAGGTATATAACAATATAACTGTTCAAGCAAACGTAAAGCCAACATTTACTTATTTCTATAACGACTTCCCTTATTTACAAACATCAGATCTAGTAGATACAGATTATAGAGAATTTGAAGGAGTGTATTATGCTCCCCTATATAGAAACAAAATAGTACCAACAAATACAGGATATACTACAGATGGCCTTCTTACATTTGAGAAAATGAGAAACACGGCCATGAAGATAATGCTAGAGTTTGATCCAGCTAAAAATCTAGGCACTCCAACAGAATTAAAATTTGTAGATATCGGATATGATATTTCAAATGGACACACTACATAAGTAGAAAAAAAGTATATTTACACAAAATTTAAGTTATGGATCCAATAACATTAGGTTCTTTAGGAGTTGGGCTTGTAGGTAGTATAGGGAAGATGTTCGGCAGGGGAGCAGCCAATAGAAGATTGGGTGATTTAGCTTCCCGAATGCCAAAATATCAAGCAAATCCCCTAGCTGCACAAAGATTAGGAATGGCTCAAGCATTACTCAATGCAAGAATGCCCGGAGCTACTGCTGCCGAACAAAATATATATCAAACCCAAGCGAACCAAATGGCGGGCGTTGAAAGAGCATCTACCGACCCTAATCAACTCCTTCTTGCAGGGGCTTCCGCTGCCGGACAAGCTGGAGAGCAATTCCAAAGATTAGGTCAAATGGAAGCTCAAGATTATCAGCGCAGATACAGTAATCTTGGTGCCGCTCAAGAAGCTCAAATTGCTGAACAACAAAGGGAATATGAAGATCAAGTAAGAAGATATCAAAATCAAGCTCAAATAGAAGCTGCTCAACAAGAAAATAGACAAAATTTAATGGGCGATATTTCTAATCTTGGGTTTGCGGGAGCTTATTTAGGTCAACAAGGATTTTTTGGTACTAACCCACTGGGAAGACGTACTGGAATGACTACCACTCCGGGTGCCGCTCAAAATCCATATTCTTGGGTGCCATCTAATTGGATGAGTATGGGTAGAAGATAATAAAAAATAATAACAAGATGCCACCATTAGATATAGCAGGATTTGTAGCCCCCGAACAGAAGTTTGAGGGTTTATATAAAATAGGGGAAGCCGCTAAAGAGCAAAAAACAAAAGCTCAAGAGGCCGCAAATGCTAATAAAAAAAATCTAAAAGATAGTCTAAAGTACATGATGGATCCGAAAGACTTCTATTCGGGTACAGTATATGATCCTGTTATTAATCAAAAATACATGGACACTTATGACAAGGCTCTTGAATTTATATCTACAAACCCAAATGCAACAGATGTTCAGTTAAATACGTATATGTCACCTTATTTAAGGGATTTATCTGATTATTCAATAAAAGCGAAAACATCAAAAGAAGTTATTAATAAAGGGTTGGAATCTGTATCTGGGATGAAGGGAATTGACAAGAATGCCTTGTATAAGGCATCTACTGATTTTGTACACAAGGATGAGGCAGGTAATTTGCAATCCCCAAATTTGACTACAGACCCCGTTGCTTGGGCTATGGAAAATAAGCCAGAAGAAGTTTTTACAAATGAAACCTTTGATGATTGGTTTAAAAATCAAGAGAAAAAAGACAGCGAAATATCAAAAGAATTTGGTTCTTATCCTGGAACTGTTTCCCAATATAAATTAAAAATACAAGCTCCTTCATGGGCTGTTCCTGAATTAGATAAAGATGGCAAGCCTATTGTAGATAAAAAGACGGGCATGGGGAAAATGATACCAAGATACGATGTAGCTATGGATGGAGAAAATGCAATAACTCACGAAGGGGAAGAGGTTCGGCTTGCGACAGAAGAAGATTTTAGAAATATAGTAAGCGACCCTGCAAGAGCCGGATGGGTTAAAGGCCAAGTTAAATTAAGATTGAAAGAGTATAAGGGAAAAGATGAAGCCGAAATTGACATTAATAGCCCACAAGCTGGACTTGTAGCAAGGAATATAGTTTGGGAAGAAATGAAAAGAAGAAATCCGGGTAGTTTTACATCGGAAGAGTCGAGAGTAACAAAGACAAGAGAGCCAAGAGAAGGTAGTGGAGGGGATGGAGCAGGCGGAGCTTATAGAAATTATTTTGATGAAATATCTAGGGTATTTAAAGTGGGAGAATATGGCTTTGGCTCAATGGAGGATAATGAAGGAAGATTATTCCATTATTCTGTAAATAATTTAGAACCCGATACGGGAGCGCATATAGTTGAATTGATAAACAAAAGATTCCCCGATACAAAATACAATGCCGATCAGGTTTATATTGTAAGAAATAATGCAGGTAATTTAGAAGCAAGGGCAAGCAGGGATAATAAATTACTCATGCCAATATCCACTGCTTTAAATATAGGAGGAGAGCAACCAGGAAAATTTGGAAAAGAAAAGGCTGTAATTGAAACGGAAAAGGAAAAATTCCAAAATGTTAGACAAGGTAAAATAATAAAAGCTGTTAATGTGGTTAAAAATGGCGTAAAAGCTGCCGTAAAAAAAGTAACAGGGACAACGAATAAAGTAAAGGGATCTACTAAAGTATTAGGAGAAGATTAAAAAAACATTTAATGGCAGAAGAAATAGTATCGCAAGAAGAATCTGTCGTTGAGCCACAAGCTCAAGCAGAGCAAGATGTTCCCGAACAAGTTATTGAGCAGGTAACTGAAACAGAAATGGAACAACCAGAGCAAGAGCCAACAGATGGCAAACCAAAGCCATCTAAAAGCAGTAAGCTATACAATTCACTTCTTAATGAAGGATATACAGTAAAAAACTTAGGTTTAGAAGAAGAATTTAATAAAAGAATATCCGATCCTGTGAAAGCGGGGAAGATATATGATGCACTTATAGCAGATGGGTACACTCCCCAAAATTTACGAGGTAGCAAGGAAAGCTTCGTTTCATTTTACAAGCCAGAACTTCCCCAACAACCAATAAAACCAATTCCTCAAAAAAAAGAGTTTGATTTTGAGAAAACTATAAATTCTGGCTTATTCAATACAAAGTCAGATGCTACAAGAGTAGTAAAGCCAATAACAGAACAAGCTATAAAGCAAGTAGAGCAATCTAGAGCAACGAAAGATGTTGCGATAGACAATACTGTTGATAGGAGATTAAAAAATAAAGGGGTAAAGGCAGCAAAGAATTCTCCGCTATATCAATCAGAAAAGAAAAAAGTACAACAAGCTATTGATGATGGAGATGCTATAGTTTCTAAAAATCCAATTACAGGAGAGCCTGTATTAGCTCAAACTACTGGATTTTGGGAATCATTATGGAATAGCGGTAAAGAAGCAGTAAGAAACGAAGAAGAAGCAGATGAGTTTGTAAATAAAATGACTACCGAACAAAGGGTAGAATATGCAAATAGAAAAGCAGAAGCAAGGATTAGCCCAGAAGGATATGTAGGGGAAGTCCCAACAGAATTTGCTGGAGCAACAGGACAATTAGTGGGCGGGGTTGCGCCGTTTATGGCTAAAGCTACTCTTGGTGGCTTGACTGGTGCAGCTCTTGTTGCAGCAGCTCCCGTAACAGGGGGAGCATCTTTGGCTGGTATTCCCGCCTTATTAGCTGCTACAGCTACTGCTACTGGTGGTTTTGCAGCTACGGTAGGAGATATGGTTAATCAAGGGGGAAGAGATGAGGTAATTAGGAGATATCAATTGCTAAAAGAACGCAACCCACAACTTCCCGACATAGAGGCTATGAAAGAAGCGGAAAAGGGATTATTGGCCGGGGAAATAGCTGGAGGTATAACCAATATGGCTTTCATGGGAGCAGGCGGAGCATTAACAGAGGGTATAGGGAAGAAGATGCTTTCAAATGAGTCAAAGAATGTAATCGGTAAATACATGAAAAGCACTTTAAAAAGTGCATCAAAATTACCAAAAACGTATGTTGGGGAAGCTGTAAAGAGTGGCGTTAAAATGGGTGCGATTATATCAACAACGGAAGCTGGAAAAGAAATAGGGGCTGGTCTTGGGGATAGTAAATTGAAATTATCAAGAGAGCAGATTATAGATAATCTTGCAAATTCATTTGTAGAAAATGCGAAAGTCGGTACTATTTTACACGCACTTTCTACTTCCCCACGACTTCCCGGAATAATAAAATCTACATTTAAGGGTGCTTTATCTAAAGAAAATCCAGCAGAATTAGCTCAAACATTAAGGAATAATGAAGTAATAGGCAATATCCCTCAAGGATCAACCGAAAGGGTAATGGCTGATATACTTGAATTCAATGATGCTTTAGGGAAAACGTCAGAGGGGCTAACCCCCGATACTCAAGTATCTGTAGCCGGACTTATCCAAAAGAGAGATAGGTTAATGAACGAAATGGCATCTAAAGATCCTACACAAGTAGAAGCGTATAAACAACAAATAGATGCGTTAGATGAGCAAATAAAAAAGATTACAGAAAGTAATGATCCATTTGCGCATGAAGTTAATGTTGTAGGGGAAAAACTATCAGAAGTAGAAAAAGAAACAGAGCCACAACTTCCCCAAGTTAAAGAAGGAGAAAAAGTTTACAGAGTAGAATACACAGACCCACAAACAGGACAAAAAACATCTAAGCTATTTGCTAATGCAGAAGAAGGGAAAAAGTTCCAAGATTTTATAACAGACCCAAAAAACGAATGGAACGCACCAAGAGATACAAATGCTTATTACGAAAAATACGATGGATCATCTAAATTAGAAGGGCAAGTAGAAGCTATAGAGCAAACAGAGGTAATTAGGCAGATGAAGCCTATTACAGATAAGATGGCAGAAGTAGAAAGGGAATTTGAAAATAATGATTTAAGTATAGATACAGATTATGATAATGAAATTATTATAACAAATAAAAGAGGGGAAATTGTAGATGTGGAAGATGTTCCCGATAATTTAATACAATTAGCAACCGATTATGAAAATGCTACTCGTAGATTAGGAGAATTTGATTCATCTGCTAGAGAAAAGGCTTTGGCTGAATCAAGAAAAATAGAAGAAGTAGTGGCTGAAGAAGTGAAACCATCAGAACTTCCCCAAGCAGAAGAAAAGCCAAGTGTTGGTGTAGGGGGAGATGTGGAAGCTACGGCTAAGGCGTTGGGAGAAAACAAAACAAAAAACGAATTAAATACTCCATTAAGTAAAAGTCAATTTGATAAAAAATATGTTGCACAACATAAGGATTTAATAGGCAAAAGAGAATCTAAATGGGAAGCTAATAAAAATTCCATACTACAAAATGGGTTAAGAAAAGGGGTTAATGTAAATGCGTTGCCAATTAGTGAAGGAGGGGAACCGAGAAATGTAATTGATAGAAAGTATGGCAATAAAAAAGGCGATATTATTTACATTCTGCCAGAAGAAGGGATAATAGAAGGTCGCAACGGATATATAACAAAAGAAGGCTACATACCAAAAAACACAGATATTGTTGTTATTGAATATGACAAGCAATCAACTTATGAGGCATATAAAAATCAATATTCAAAAAATATTGCCGAAGCATACCACAAAGCAAAAGCAGATGGTTCAAATCCCGAACTTGTAAAAGCAGTAGAACAATCCCTCAAAGAAACAACCGCAGAAACAAAAAATCAATTTGTAGAACTTCCCGAAATTAAAAAAGTAAAAGACATAATAAAGCAAGTAAAAGGTAGAGTAGGTATTTTATCTGGAGATGCAAATGCAGAAACAAGAAGATTCATAATAGAAACATTAACAGGAGAGAAAACATCTAAAAGTAATGCAGGTGTAAATAGGTTAATGCAAGTTGTTGAGGATTATATCGGCTTAAAGCCAGATTCTCAAGCGGGAAAATATGATCAAATAAATAAGTGGGCAAATGAACCAACAAAACCAATTAGAGAAGAAGTTAGTGGAGCTGTACAACCTACTCCAGAAGTTCCCAAAGAACAAAAAGCTGAAACAAGAGTACAACCAAGTGCTGAACGAGTTAGCGATGGAAAAGCAGAAACAACCGCTTCCGTTTTAGAACAAGAACAAACAAGAGAAACTGACCTATTATTAAGTGGGGAAGCAGAGAAAAGAAGAAAAGAAGGCAAGTTTGTTAAGGATGGTATAGAGTTCAAAAGAAATGAAAAAGGAGGTGGTGTTGCATCTGAAAAAGGTGGAGAAGTTAGATTTACAAGTGAGCCGGGCGGTGGGGGAGTAGTTGTTCCCTTCAAATATAAATTAGTAGAAGCGGAAACCCTACAGCCATCCCATCAAGATGGGATAAGAAACCCTCTGCATTTTATTCCCGAAGCACAGCCCAAAAATAGAAACGATATAGGTACTTTACAAGCAGAAGAAAGCTTTGCCAATAACCCTCGTTTCAATGAATTAGGAGAAAATACAGGAGCTTATGGTGGTGCGCCAGTAGTAAATGAAAGAGGGGAAGTCATACAAGGGAATAACAGATCAGCGGGATTAAGAAAAGGATATCAAAGAGGGAATAAGTCATACAAGCAATCTCTTTCTGAAAATGCTGAACAATTTGGATTTAGCAAAGAACAAGTAGATGGCATGAAAGAGCCTGTTCTTGTTAGGGAAGTCAAAACAAGCGATCAAGGAGCTATCGAACTTGGCAACTATGATGTTAAGGATTTAGAAACGGGTGGTAAACGTAGATTAGATCCTGTAGCTATCACAAGAAGAATGCCATTCAATACAAAAGGCAGAATAGCTGATATATTGTTTAAAGGGGAAGAAACACTCAATCAAGCCATAAGGTCAAATATTAAAAGGCTGATGGAGTATTTAGACCCTTATCTTAATCAATCTCAACGAAATACAATATTTAAGAATAACGAACTTACTGATGCCGGCATTAAAGACCTTGAATTGGTAGTTCAGCAATTCTTATTTGATGGCGGTGATGTAGCACTTCCCGAACTATATGAAAATTTATCTCATACACAAAAGGAAGGATTAAGGAAAGCATTACCATACATATTCTCTACTTCAGCAGAAAAAAGCATTACTCCCGAAATACAAGAAGCTATACTTGCATTGAATGATTTTGGCGCAAGCAAGGCTGGTTCTTTTGAGGGTTGGTTATCTCAATCCGATATGTTTAATAACGGATTGACACCGAGAGAAAAGTATTCCCCTACTGCCATAAAAATAGCCGAGATACTAGAAACATCTAAGTCGCAGAAAGAAATATCTTCCCAATTTGGGAAATATGCAGAAAATGTAAATGACAGACCCGCTACAATGTTTGAAGAAGCAGTAAAAGGCGGTAGTAAAAAAGAAGGAATCAAAGAAGTATTTAAAACCGAATATGATGAAAGTAAAAAACCCGAAGTTAGTCCAAGAAGCACTGAAGAGGCACTTGCAAAAGAAGAACCAAAGCCAGAGCCAATATCTGAAAAGCCTTCAAGAGTTGAGCCAAAGCCAGCAGAACCCATTAAGCTTGCTGAACCCGCAGAGCGAGAACTTCCCGCCGAGCAACCCAAAAAACCAAGAGCAAAAAAAGAGCCAGGAAAATTTGAGCAAGAAGCCACAAAAATAGCCGACAAGATTAAAGCCACAGAACTTCCCAAATGGCTACAAACACTTGACAAAGATATAACCAAAAGAGGTGGTGGATTATCTCCAGAACAATTAAGAGATATGCTAGCTGATGCTGTTGTTACAATGGGTAAGTTAATGGATAAGGGTGTCGAGTTTTCCCAAGCAGTAAAAGTAGCAGTTAAACAGCTAATTAAAGCTCAAGGAGAAGAAAATAGAGATGCTATTGAAAAAGGATTCTCGGAATATTATAGGGAAAATGTAGGAGAGAAACCGCCAACAGAACGACTTCCCGAAATGAAAATAGGAGAAGGCGAATTGAGAGGCATAAGAATGGAAGATAATGCAGAAAGAAGAGCAGAAATAGGTATGCCAGAAAGACAAGCTAATCCAGAATCAGTAGAACAATGGAGGGCAAAGGCTCAAGAGGAAATATCAAAAGGCTACAATGTAAATAAGCTTATTGATAAAATGGATAAGGGCGATATGTTAAGTCCAGTAGAAAATGAAATATCAAGAATATTTGCAGCAACACTTGATAGTGAAGTTAAACGTAATCCATCAAACGAAAATATAAATGCCTATAAGAGATTTATTCAAGCTAGGGAAAAGGCAAGCGCCAAAATAGGTCAATCTTTAAGATCGCTTCAAGGCGTATCTAACCCACTTGAAAATATATCTGATTTCTTTGTGGCTAAAATGGAATCATTAAAAGTTGATGAATTAACAGAATCTCAGATAGCTGAAACAAAAAAAGATTTTGAAAATATACAAACAGCAAAAGAAGAATACAGAAAGAAATACGAAGAAGCTGAAACTAAGCTCGCAGAAATAAAAGCTCAAAATGAACTATTAAGACAAAAGAAAGAGAAAATACAGGGCAAGGTATACACCACAGAAGGCAAAAGGGATTTTAAAGCCGAAAGGGAAAACCTTAAACAAAAATTAAGAGATGCTGTACAGAAATACAAAAATAACGCTAATAAGCTAGGGTTATCTTCTGATGGTGGAGCCGAAAATTTTGCAATTTCTGTTGATATGGCAAAGATAATTTCTGGTATAGCTAAAAGCCATGTAGAAGAAGTTGGAGCAAAATTAGTTGAAGTAACAAAAAGAACACTTGATGATGTAAAAGATATCTTTGATGGTATAACGGAAAAAGATATTAGAGATGTAATTGCTGGGAAGTATTCGGAAAGAAAAGAAACTAAATCTGAATTACAGGCCAATATAAATCAAATTAGATCTGAAGCTAAATTACTTAATGAATTAGATAGAGTATTAGCTAGAGAACCTAAAACAGAACAACAAAGAATAGAAAAAAATCAAGAATTAGCATCGCTACGCAGACAAATAAATGAAGTCAAAAAAAAGGGTGGGCTTGATGAATATTCTGAAGAGGCAAGAATAGAAAGAGCAACAAAAGCTGCCGAAGAAAATATAAAGGATTTAGAAGAAAAATTATCAAAAAATGAATTAGATGTACAAAAGGCTGAAAAATTAAAAAGCCCAGAATTAGATTCATTAAGAGAAAAACAAAAACAATTAAGGAATGAATTAGAAGCGAAAAGAAAAGAAGCTGGACTTGGCAAATATTCTGAAGAGGCAAGAATTAAAAAAGCTATTGAAGCGAACAAAAGAAAAGAACAAGAATTAAAAGAAAGATTAGATAAAGGAGATTTTGAGCCACAAGAAAAAAGGCAATCGGTTTATGAATCTCCCGAATTCAAAAGAAAATATCCGCAATTATACAAGGAGTTATTAGATAGCAGAATAGCTAAAGAAAAAGCGGAACTTGAATTTAATAGAAAGCTTATAGAAGAAGAAATGAAATCTATGAGTAAAGTTGATAAGTTCAAGCAAGTATTATTAAAAGCAAGAGGTACATTAAAAGCGTTTTTTGCAGGGATAGACGATTCTGCTGTAGGGGTTCAGAATTGGATGCAATCAGTTAGAAATCCAGTTATAGGAGCAAAGGCAATGAAAAATCATATAATTGATTTTTGGTCAGAAAAGGCATTTGAAAGAAGATTAGCCGAATTGCATGAATCGCCAGATTATTACATAATGAGAGATAGCGGTCTTAGTATTTACGAACCAGAATCATTGCTTGAGAAAGCTAAAGATGAGTTCTTCCCTACAAGATTTAAAGCAATAATAAAACTTAATGGGAAAGAATATGGGTGGTTGAACATGGGTGGGAAAAAGTATGAGCTATTTGATGTACTAAAGCCTTTTGAAAGAGCATTTACAAGCTTAGGTAATTCTCTTCGTGTAATAAAATTCAGAACAGAAACTGAAAAGATGTACGAAAAAGGATTGACATTTGAAAAAAATCCAGAACAATTCAAGGCATTAGCTACAAGAATAAACGCAATGACATCGGCTTCAGATCCAAGCAAAGCGTTTAAATCTGATATAGTTAATCTTGCAGTTTGGTCTCCACGTCTTATGGCTTCAAAGCTAAATATACTTTTCATATCTGATCTTGCATCATTTACTCCATTGGTAGAAAAAGGGTATTATAGAAGCCTCGGGGAGAAAGGTAAAGTATTGTCAAGGCAACAACTATACGCTGCGGCTGATTTGGCTAAATTTGCTACAAGTATTGTTGCGGGTAGTTATCTTTTCGCATCCGCAAGAGGCGGTAAGTTAAATACAAATCCTTATGATGATGATTTTATGGACATAGAACTTCCCAATGGTAAGAGCTATAATTTTACAGGGGGATTTTCAAAATATGTAGCTACATTATTTCAATTAATATCTGGCGGGGAAGTAAGCAAATTGACCGGTAAGTATCAAAAGTATAGCGGTTTTAAAGATAGAGGAGCTGAAGCTCTTCATTTTATGAGAGGGAAAATGCCACCTGTAAGTGGAGCTGTAGTCAATTTAGCTGTAGGAAAAGATTATACGGGGAAAGAAACAAGCTTATCATCCGAAGCTGAAAGATTTAAAATGCCAATGGCGATTTCCCAAATATCTAAGCAAATAGATAAAGATGGATATTCTGTTTTGTATGGAGATGCGATACCCACATTCATGGGTATAACTGTAAAAGATAGTAGAGATTATTCTAAGCCAAAAGCTCTTTTTGAGGAATCCGAATTTAATTCTCCAGAAATGAAAATTTTGCTTGAAAAAGATATCGTTCCAGCTATTAGAAAGAAAGAACAATATAAAGTACAAGTAGATATAAAGCACCCAGATGGCTTAATGACTGATGAAGAATTTGATATCTTTGTTGAGCTTACCAAAAAATACATGAAAGAGGGATTTTATACGTATAGCAAAAGGGGTAATTTGATTCAACATAAATCTATAAAAGATATCTTGGGTACTGATTATGCAGTTCAAAAAATGGAAAATGGATATATCGTAGGTGAAAGTGCCGTAAAAGGTAAAGACTTGGATAAGGAAAAACTTTCAAATAAAATAAATGATTTAAAAGAAGAGTCAATGAAAAAAGCAAAATTAGATATGGGTTTTGAAGAAGAAGAAAAGATTATTGTTAAGGAATATAAATAAAATGGACAAAAAAATACAAGAATTAGAGGATAGATTAAAAAAGTACGAACAAAATGGGTCGGCTAAACTATATTATTCATTAAATAAAAAGATGAATGAAATGGCCGACCTAATGAATAGGGTAGATTTGGCTTCCTTATCTATTGATGATCCGAAGGATAAAACATTCGAAAGATTGAAAGTTATTTGGTCGGATGCTGGGAACATAGCACTTGCGTTAAAGTCATTAGGGGAATACGCGGGAGTGACTGGAGATGAAAAGAAAGATGTAGAGAAAAAGCCTTTTGTAGAAACAATAGCAGAATCAAGGAAATAATAAACGAAATAAACGAAACAAAATGAAAAAACCACTATTAAATGCAGATTGCATTAAGTCATTTGAAAAAGCATTAGAATGGGAACTTACTCATTTTTATATGTATAAACTTTTGGCAAACAAATGTCAGATGTTAGGATATTTTGGTGCGCAAGCGTACTTTCTGGCTGAAAGCGGGGAAGAAGAAACACACTATCAGAAGCATGTAGATTTCTTAAATGATGAAGGTGTGTTAGCTAAGCTACCTATTCTTGCTCCGCAAAAAGATAGCGTTATATCTTCCCTATACAAAGCTATTGAAATGGCTTATGATAATGAACTTGAATTATTAGAATACTATAGAGAAATGTACAAAGAAGAAGTTATGGAATATCCAGAAGTAGCTACTCACTTAAACTTCTTTCTTGATACTCAAAGGGAAGCTGTTGGATTTTATGGAGATATTATTTCCATGTTTGAAAGCGAGAAAGACAATACAAATATCTGTATGGTGATTGACCATAAATTAAATAAATTAGCTTAATGAGTAAATTGCTCATATATGGTGTAGATATAGAACTTCCCGAACAACCTCATATTGAGGAAATAGAAAATTGGGGAACTGGCAACCCAATAGAACAATATTGGAGAAGAAGGGATTTGCCTAATTACTTTGAGCAAGTAGAGTACAATAAAGAAGGAGATGCCTTGTTAGATAGTAAGCAAAGGGATTATGCAAGGGAAGAAGTGAAAAGATGCAAGGAAGGTTTTTGGTTTTTGAATAACGGAATACCCACTTATATAACAGGCAAGAACTACTTCTATCTACAATGGTGGAAATTAGAAGATGATATTTATCCAGATTATAGGGATTTAGATAGGAGGTATTTTCTTTATCTTAACTATTGGGAAAATATTCCTTGGTGCTTGGGCGTAATGATAGGCAAAAAGCGTAGACAAGGTCAAACGTCAATAGGCACATCTAACCTTGTGTATGAGTGCATATTCTACAAAAATAGTATTTGCGGTTTAACGAGTAAAACGCAAACGGATGCAAAAGCAGCGTTCACTAATATGGTTGCATTTGGGTACCGACAACTTCCCGTATTTATGAAGCCAAAGCAACTTAACAATAAAGATTCCGTATCTGAACTTGTATTTGCTCATAAATCTGTTGATGTTAAAAATTCAGTAGGCAAGGCAATAGATAGTGACACCGGACACAGAAGCAAAGTGGACTATCGCGCCCCAACAAAAAATGCGTACGATTCGGGTAGATTAACAAGAGGTTTGTTTGATGAGGGAGGTAAATTCCCCCCAGAAGTTCCCTTTTCTGAATTTATATCTATTGTATCTAAAACATTGGTAAAGGGTACTAAAAGGGTTGGATTTCTTGAGGCTCCTTCAACAGTAAATGAATTAACAAAAGGGGGAGGATCTGAATTTAAGAAGTTATGGGATTTGGCTGATCCAACAAAAGGCAGAACACCTAATAGACTTGTTAGGTATTTTACTCCAGCTTATGACGGGTTTCTTGGTTTTATAGATAAGTACGGAATGTCTGTTATTGATGAGCCAACAGAAGATCAGTATAATTACCTTGTAGAGAATTTCGTAGGTATGGGTGATATAACAGAGGAAGATGTGCGGATGGGGGCTAAAAATTATCTCTTGGCTAAAAGAGTTGGACTGGATGGGTCTTTGCTTGAGGAGGAAATTCGTATGAACCCTTTCGATGAGAAGGAAATGTTCCAATCCGCCACTACATCTTCCCTGTATAATAGTGTAAAGATAAATCAACAACTTGACTTTTTATCATATAATGAACTTACAGAAAAAGGTAATTTAATCTGGGAAAATGGAGATGAATTGTATAGTGATAAATTAGGGGTAAATGGGGAAATGGTTGGTATTAATCTTAGTAAGGTTATCTGGGTTCCTCACCCTAATGGAAAGTTCGAAAAAGTTAAGGGATGGGAGCCTAAAGAGCCTAATAATGCTTACGAAAGAAATGGGTACTTCTTCCCTAATTCCAAATATGCCATAAGAATAGGATGCGACCCTTTTAAATACGATAAGACAAAAGACAGTAGAAGGTCAAATTGTGCAGCTTTTGCCTATCAATTAGAAGATCCAGCTGATGAAAATTCGGAATTTAATGATATGTTTGTGTTAAAATACGTTGACCGCCCGTTAACGACTGATTTGCAATACGATGCAGTATTAAAAATGGCGTGGTATTGCGGTTGCCAAGTTCTATTTGAAAGAAACGTAGATGGGTGGAAAAAGTATTTTAACAGCAAAAAATGTGGTGGCTTTTTAATATGGCTATCTGGGGAAGTAGAGCCAGGAATATACACGGATGGCCAAGGCAAAACGCTACAGCAAATATGCGACTTCACGGAAGCATATATAGAAAAGAATATCCAAAAGGTATATTTCAAATCATTGCTTGAAAGCGAAAGTGGATGGCTTGGCTTTGATGTAGGGAATACGCAGAAGTATGATGAATCTATGGCAAGCGGATTTTCCCTGATAGCAGCAAAGCAAAAAAGATTAATAAAACAAGAAACAAATAAAAACGTAGAACATATTCTACCATATTTAATAGCTGTATAAAATTTTAAATAAATGAGGTACACACAAATAGGCTTAGGTTCATCTTACCCATATCCTCCCCACGATATCGATCCAAAGGAAAAAGGCAGAGAGTGGTGCATGGCTTACGCAAAAGCTGCCTATTATGATTTTACCTTCGCATATCCAAAAGGAGTTTTCGCCAATAATAATGGCGATTATGAGAAGTTCAGAATGTATGCCCTAGGTAAACAGCCGATTTCCCCGTATAAAAAATTATTAGGCGTAGATGCCCAAACTAATCATACTTGGCTTTCAGTTGACTGGACTAATAGAGCAGTAGTTTCCCTATATAGAGATAAAGCTATTAGTCGATTAATGAAAGATGATTTTGGGTTCGTGTGTACCCCGGTGGATATGCTTGCAACCACAGAGATGCAAGATTATTATAATGATTTGAAGGTAAAGCTAATTATGAGGGAACAATTAGAAAAAATGAATCCCGAATTAGCATCTCACCCAGCTCTTTCGCTTAACCCAAATGATCCAGCAGATTTAGAAGAACTATCTATGCGACTTGAAATGGATGAGCAATTTGTAAGAAGCAAGGATGCTGAAATGGCAATAGATTTAGTTTTTTATGAGAATAATTACAAAGCATATAGGAGGTCTGTATTTGAGGATTTATTCGATTACGGCGTTGCAGGATGTAAGGATTGGCTTGGAGATGATAATAAGGTTTATTTTAGGAGGGTAAATCCAGAGTGCATTATTACAAGTTATTGCAAAAATGGAACATTTAGTGATATTATTCATGCCGGGGAAGTCATTGATGTTAGCCTTGTTGAACTTGCTACAATAAAAGACCAAGATGGTAACGCTTTATTTACCGAAGAAGAAATGCAAGAATTCGCAGGAAGCGTAGCTGGTAAGTTTGGCAATCCAGCTCAACTAGGTAAGGGTACGGGATGGTTTAAAACATACGATAGATTTAAGTGTAAGGTTTTAGATATTGAGTTCTTTACCTATAACGATAATGTGTATAGAGAATCAACAGATGAAAAAGGAAATGTTGATTTTAGAAAAGCAGATTATAATAGAGGGAAGAAGTCAGACAAGTACAAGCGTAAAAGAATACAATATGTGTATAAGTGCAAATGGATAGTAGGTACAGATAAGTGCTACGACTGGGGTATGTCTTATGATCAAAAGAGAAGTAACGACCCTAAGAAAAAAGCAAAGACAAGATTATCGTACTCTTTCTGCGCATATAATTTTTACGAGATGAAAGCGCAGTCATTTATGGAGAAACTTATTCCCTACATAGATGATTATCAATTAACAATACTTAAGATACAGAACTTCAAAAATAGAGCAGTACCTTCTGGATGGTGGATTGACCTTGACTCATTAGAGAAAGTAGCCTTGAATAAAGGTGGCTCAAATATGCAACCAAAAGAACTCTTGCAGATGTTCTTTGAAACAGGCGTACTGGTGGGAAGAAGTACCACAGAAAACGGAGAGCCACAATCCCCGAATTGGAAACCCGTAATACCTATTGAGAATACAGCAGCTGGCGAATTATCTATGTTCTTCAATGACTTGATTAATTCAATATCTATGATTGAAAGAATCACGGGGTATAATGAGGTAACTTCGGGAAATCCAAACCCAAAGACACTTGTTCCCGGCTATCAAATGGCAGAGCAATCAACAGCAGATGCACTATACCCAATGTCTTATGCCGAAGAGCAAATTACATTGCAGTTAGCCGAGAATAGCCTTTGCAGGATGCAACAAGGAATCAAGAAAGGCGCAAACGTATCGGGATATGCTCCTGCCTTAAATTCAAATACGTTAAGATTTATAGAGATAGCTCCGGAAATAGCTCTTAGGGATTATGGCATTGAGATTGAAAGGCGTACTACCAATGACCAAAAAGCTTGGTTGTTACAACAAATGCAAATGGATATCCAAAATGGATGGCTTGATACTTCGGATGCCGTTCTATTGGTAAATACCAAGAACGTAAAGCAAGCTCAAATGATATGGGCGCATAGAGTAAAGAAAGCTAAAGAAAAGCAACAGCAACAAGAACTTGCTAAAATACAAGCCAACAATGAGGGTCAACAGCAATCAGCTATGATGACTCAACAGATGGCTACTCAACAAAGGCAAATGGAAATGGACTTTGAGTTGAGAAAAGAGCAAATGAAATTAGAAGCTGAATTAGAGAAAGAGAGAATGAAAATAGAGTCAATGGAGAGAATTGCGATGATGAATAGCCAAACAAAATTAGCCGTAGCAGAAGAAACAGGAAGCTCAAAAGTTAACTCTCATGTACTTCAAAGTAATGCTATGATTGAAAAACAAAAAATCGCTAACCAAAAAACAAGATAAAGATGGCAAAATCAAAGAAAAAAGCAGAGGTACTTGATACCCAAGTTGAATTGCAAGAAGAAGCATTGGTAGAAGTACTTGATGTAGAACCAATCCCAACCCCAGAACTTCCCGTAGAAGAAAAAAATATGGAAGAATTATTGCTTGCATATATTGACAAACAGAAAGAAGAAGAAGTAGAACTCAATGATTTTTTTGAGAAATCCTACAGCATCCCAGAAGCTCCCTTAGTAGCTAAGATGGTATATCAATTATTGGTTAAGCTATCGTATGAGGGTAAAATTAAAATGAGCAATACTAACTGGAATGACCTTGGGAAGCAATATCACAATGAAGATGGTAAGTCAAAAAAATACTTGCTTTCTGATATAAAAATATTAGCAAAAAAATAAGTGCTAATAAATAAAAAAACATAATTTTACCAAGCCAAAAATCAAATCAAAGTATGAAAAAAATGTTTAATTCGGATGCCCAAGATCCATCAGGAGGACAACCAAGCATTGCTTCCTTGATGGCCAAAGAGGGCAGAATGACAGAAAACGAAAAAGTAATTATCCCTAATGTTTCGGCATCTAAGGGTGTGGAATCGCAAGAACCGAAAAGTGTTGAGCCAACAATGGAGGTCAAGTCGGAGTCACAGTCACAAGTTCCCGAAACGAAAGATGATAATAAATCGCCAGTAAAATGGCAAGAAGTTCTTAAAAATCAAAACCGGGAAGAAATTCTCAAGGAGCTTGGGTACAGCAACGAATCAATTCGTTTGATGGATAAAGTAAAAGACGCAGACCCTAAAATTCTGCATTTTTTAAATGTCTGGAAAAGCGATGAGGGAGCCTTCAAGGATTATATTGCCGAAATGACTGCCGATTATTCAGCGATTTCTTCGGAAGAAGTGATGCGACGTCAGCTAAAAGAAGAATATCCGAAAGCTTCGGAAAAGCAATTAGAGGCAATATTTAAAAAAGAAGTCATTGACAGATACAATTTGGACTCTGCCGATGATGAACTTGTTGAAGAGGGGAAGCTGTTACTTGACGCAGTTGCGGAGAAATACAGGGAAAAGTTAGTCGAAAAGCAAAAAGACATACTTCTTCCCAAGCATGTTCAAGAGCAACAAGAACAAGAGAATTTAGCTCAAAAGGAGTTCGATGATTACAAAAGTAATTTACTTGGCAATCAATTGACAAAAGATTTGTTAACAAACAAAATGCTGTCAATAGGGGATGGAGATGATAAGTTTAACTACTCATTATCAAACCCAGAAGCCGTAGTAAATAACTTATTCGACAGTAACTCATGGGCAAACAAGATGTTTGATGTCGTTTCCGATCCTAGTGGTAATGAGCAATATGTTCCCAACGTGGAAAAACAATTACTCATATCTGCTATACTTGAAGACCATAAAGGCTTCATGAAAGAAATGGCAAAGCATTATAAATCTCTTGGCGGTAAAGCATTGGTTGACTCATTAGACAACCCAAGCCCATCAGGAAATTACTCTCCATCTAAATCAGGTTCAGATCCAAAATCTCCTGCTGAATGGATGGCGAAGTCCGGTAGATTGGTTGGATAGAACAAAAAAACAAATTTTAACTAACTAATTAAATTCTAAAAAAATGCCAGTTACACAAGGTACAATGATTAAGTCGTTTGTATCAGCAATCGACTTCCTCGACCAAAGGGATATTGACCCTAACATCTACGACCAAAGTCGTGATAAAGCGTTTACCGACATTATGAAAATGGTAAATCGCTACAAGCCAGCAACAATGTTTAACTACCATAACTTCGTTAATAACGATGTTTATGAGGTTGGTAACGTTTCTGCTGTTACTACTACCGGTGCGGTTACAATTGTTTTCACAGTTAACTCTGCTTACGGATTTTTCCGTGTAGGCGATTTGTTGACTTGTTCAAACTCTGCATGGTTGCCAACAGGCGGTAATCCTGGTAAGCAAGCTCGCATCCAGACAATCACTTATCCTACAACTACTAGTGCTTTAATTACAGCTAAATCTGTTGATGGCACATCTTTGACTATCGCAACGAGTGATAAAGTTTCTGCTTCATCTAACGTGTTCGCTGAAAAATCAGATGCTCCTACTAACCGCCGTTATGGTTTGACCAAGTACTACAACTTGATTCAAATCTTCCGTGAGGTTGATGAGATTTCCGATATTCAGAAGGTAGCGAAAATCGAGGTTAATGTAGGCGGTGACTATCACATCCTCCCTTATCAAGTAGTACAGAAGTATATCAAATTGCAAGGTGATATCTCCGTGCAAATGCTTTCTGGTACTCAATCAACCACATTGTTTAACGATGCTTCTCCTGCCCTTGCTGATCCAAGCTCAGGTTTGCCTATCCAAACAACTGGTGGTCTTGACTGGTATGTAACTACTTACGGTATCGCTGATCAAGCTTCAGTACTTGGAACATTCGGTTTTGTAGAACTAGATGAGATTATCGATAACTTTATCGCTAACAAAGCACCTACTGACCACATGGTATTCATGGGTTCTAAAGCTTATCGTATTCTTAGTAAGTTCTTGAAGCAATTGGGTTCTGCGAGTGTTGACTCGCGTCGTCTTATGGTTGATGGGAAGACATTGGATTGGAATGTAGAGCATCTGTCTTATGGCGGGTATGAGTTCGATTTCATCCATGTTCCTATCTTCGATCATCCACAACTGTTTTCTGCTACTTTGCGCCCTGACGTAAATGGTTCTTTGTACTTCGTACCAAAAGACCAAGTAGATACTGTTGACAATGGCCGTCAACCTCGTATGCAAATACGTCACACACCTACTCCTTTCATGGGTAACGCTGCTAACAAATCAGCTAACGGTATTATCACCGAGTGGAGAACAGGTGCTTTGGCTGAAATCCCTACAAGCTCAACTATGCAATTGCATACTGACTGGGAAACAGGACAAGGTTTGGAGTGTCTTGCTGTTAAACACTTCCAGAAATATCGTATCGTTTAATAACGGTATAAAGGGGAAGTGATTAAGTTCACTTCCCCTATTTAAAAAAAATAAAATTCAAATAAAAAATGGCAGCAAATATCATATCCGTTGCTAACGTAGCCGGTAAGAATGACATTGTTTTTACTTCAGCAAAAACCATAGGATTTCCTTGCGATGGTATTGTAGTAGTGACAATTGAATCAAGAACTATCGGAAGTACTGCGTGTGTAACTTCAATTAAAGTTCTTTCTACAGGAGATATTTATTATACATCTACAACCGTAGCAAGTATTTATTCATCTAGTGCATATACTGGTAGTGCTAAATTCTCATTCACATCTACAATTGCAGGCGTAAATGACAATAGCTTACCAAGTACTCAAGTTATGGGCTTCCCTTCCAAGGGAGTTTTGCTTGAAGGTATTGATGGATCTGCAACTGCAACAGCAGGAGCTGGTGGTACTGCTACAACATCTACTTATACTGTAGCTAGTGGTAATACCCTTAGCGGTGCGGTAGCTGTAGGTTCTTTTGTAACTGGCGCAGGCTTTCCTGTTGGCTCTTACATATCTTCATATACAAGTACAACTAGTTATGTTGTAACTTACCCTACTCAAGCTTTAGCTCCTACTATCTCTGGAACATTTAGTGTTGCATTGGAGTTATCTGGATCAACTGCTTGCGTAACTAAGATTACAGAATTATCAAGTAATACAGTATATTTCACAGCGGACACATTAGCTACATTAGCAGCATTGACAGCTTAATAAAGTGGGGAAGTCGTATCTTCCCCACTAATTTATATATACCAATTAAATCAAAAATCAAATCAAATGTCATTAGAACAAGTAGCTCATTACAATTCCTTATCTCCTAAGTTAAGAGATGAGGTAACAGAAAAGTTAAAAAGTTATGGGAAAAGAGTTAGGTATAAGTTTTCCTTGGGAAGACCTAACCCAGACCCGATGAAGTATAATGGGGACACCGTTTTCCCTAATTCATATACTCTTGACCCATGTGTTTTTGATATATTAGATGAATACGAAGAAAAAGGCAAGCCAAGATCAAAGAAGATAGCATTAATAGATGGCGTTGATGATAAAGGTGTGCCTAATAAGTTTAAAAAGGTAAAAGTTCTTTCACTTCATAGGGGTGTATTAGACCTTGACTTGACAGAAGGTAGCGAAGATTGGTATAAGGCCATGTACTTGGAGTTGCATCCAAAATTAGATGGAGGTAAGTTTCAAGACAAAAACAGAATATCAATATTTAGCAGAATTGATGAGGTTAAGAGTGCTAATGATGCCAAGAAAGAAAGGTCTGCTAGATTAAAGGCTTTGAGTGCAGCTCAAGATATGACCAATAAGCAAGTAATTAACTTTGCCGATGCAATGCTTTGGGATAGTACAGAAGATATTATTATCTTGCGTAACAAAGTAGAAGAATTGGCAGATACCAATCCAGAGTTCTTTAATGATTTGGTGGCAGGGAAGTCATTGGAGTATAAGGCTACTATCAAGCAAGCAAAAGATAGAAGCATAATTGAGTTTGATCCAGCCGAGTATAAGTTCATTTGGAGCGGTAACAAACAGACAATTACGGTACTTTCTCCCTCTGGAAGTAAAAATGAGGTAGATAAATTTGCAGAATTCTTGCAAACAGGAGGAGATAAGACCGAAATAATATACAAGAAAATAAAAGAATTATTAAAATAGCTTTGATTTGAAAATTGGTACGGTGATTGGGTGCCTTTGCATTATCGCCCCTTTTTGAAGTCAAGGTTTTAAAAAATAAACAAGATGCCTTTAACTCCGAGTTTTACTGTAGTTCAATCATTTAACTCTCCGAGTAATCTCACATTTACAGACACATCTACGGGAAGTGACATTAATGTTGCTTCCCGTAATATTTATATAGAGCAAGCAAATGGAGATTATATAATTATATCCGGGAACACGAATGATTATACCACTTGGTACATTCAAGACGTAACAGCTACATTTGATATACTAGACAAGGATTATGCTGTAACAATAACTGTTGATTGGGTAGATCAAAATAATAATGTTCTTTATACCTATTCAGATGTTTTTGCGTTTACAAATTTTAATGAGAAATTTGACTATGGTTTGACGCAAATGTTGACCGCTAACCCGATGCTCATTAACGATAACGACTTTTTTAAGAATAAGGAAAATTTGAGAATAAGTATCGATTCTGGCAATCAAGCTTTTGATATGGCCGGGGATTTGTTCGCTGCTCAACAATGTTATGACAGAGGGACTAATCTCCGTGAAAATTCTCAATACTTCTTTAATATAAATAGCTAATGCCTACTATAAGGAATACGATAAAATTAGCCAAAGTAAGTCAGTATCTTGTCGATAACGATATTGCTAATGGTGGTTTGTATGCTAAAGGTATTGATGTACTTCTTCCCGAAAAGATATATTGTGTAAGGAAGAACTTAGAAAAAGCCACATCAGATCCAGATACAACTTTTGTAAATGCAGTAGGGTATATAACTATAAATGATATAGGGCAAATAGGGGACACAATAAGTGTATATGTAAATGATCCTGAATTGGGTATTTTGCTTTTGGGAAGTTACGAGGTAACAGCACTAGATACAAACGTAAATACCCTTGCAGAGAATATAGCAAATGCAATTGGAAGTGTAATACATCTTCCTTGTAATGTAAAATACATAAACACAGAATCAAACGATAGAATAACAACCGAAACATCAATTAGATTAACAACAGAAAATTAAAATAAAATGGCAGATATTAAAATTTCGGACTTATTACCAGCATCAACCCCGCTTGATGGTACAGAAACACTTCCCATTGTACAAAGCGGAAATACAGTAAAGGCTTCTACGCAAGACATAGCAAGCTTATACTCTTTAGGTTATACAGCAGAAGATGTTGCAAATAAATCAACAGATACTTCTTTTGCAGGAGCTACTGATTTGAAATACCCAAGCCAACTTGCAGTAAAAACTTATGTAGATAATACTCTTGGTAATTCTGGATGGGGATTGAGTGGTAATTCGGGAACAACTTCCGCAAATTTTATTGGAACGACAGATAGCCAAGATTTAGTTTTAAAAACAAGTGGCGTAGAGCGACTTCGTGTAGATGGCGCATCTGCGTATGGTTATTTTAAAGGTAATTTATTTGCAATAAATGGAACTAATAATACTCAAATAGGAGCCTATCAAAATAGTGGCGGAATAACAAAAGGCGTAATTTTAAATAATTACGCAACTGGCGGGGAAGTTCAAATATTCCCTGGCAATGCAACTAATTCCCTGACATTAAAAGCTCCTATATTATCTACAAATAAAATATTGACACTACCTAATACTAATGGTACTTTAGTGGCCACCGTAAATGGTACAGCCCCTGATTCATCGGGTAATGTTACTGTATCTTCGGGATGGTCTTTATCAGGAAATAGTGGAACAACAGCAGGGACTAATTTTATAGGTACTACAGATAATCAAGATGTTGTCTTTAAAAGAGATAATTCAGAAGCACTTAGAATTGGGGCAACAATTTCATCTACTAAATCGTTTGCGTCATTTGATAATTATGTATTTGCCCAATCAACATCAAATACAAATATACTTGGAGCAATAGGAATTGATGCTTTTATCTCCGCAACTTCGCCTGTGTTTCAAATGCAAAATGGCATAGGTAAGATGTGCAATATTTTATCCGAAAATATTACAGCAGATAGAACATTACAACTTCCCGACACGACAGGAACTCTAGTAGCTACTGTAAATGGCACAGCTCCTGATTCAGCGGGTAATGTTACAATATCTACAGGCGCAGATTATTTAGTATACACCGCCTTGATAACTTACGCCGGTGCAAATGTAGTGAATGCGATTGTATTAAAAAATACAATAGGTGTTTCATTTACGTGGACAAATCCAAGCAATGGTTTGGCTCGAATAACAGCAGCATCAGGAACTCCATTTACAACAGGAAAAACTTGGATATCAAATGGGTCTGCTAATATTGGCCTCGCCCCATATCTTGTTACTGGAGATTTGTCAGGAAACATTATTGTTAACTTTAGATTTTTCTTGCATGATGGGACACTTTCGACTACTCCAGGTTTTACAAATTATCCTATAGAAATAAGAGTTTATCCATAAAAAATAAATCATGCCATACGGATATACGGTTATATCACAATGTAATGTAATTACAATAATTGCTAGAGATGGTATCGGGGAAGATATCAATGGGGGCAATAATTTATTTGTGCAGTTAGATACTGCTGGAGATTTTTTGATAACAGAAAATGATAGTATCATAGATACAGAGAATAACAATAGTTTAATAATTGAACCTTAAAACTTCCCAAAGTGGCTAATACAAAAATATCAGAATTATCAAATGCGGGCGCCTTAAATGGTACGGAAGTATTACCTATCGTACAGGGAAATGCTACCGTAAAAACTACCACTCAAAATATAGCTAACTTGCTTGGGATAAACTACACTCCCGAAAACGTAGCTAATAAGTCAACCGATACAGCGTTATCTCAAAATTCAGATACACTATACCCTTCTCAAAGAGCTATTAAAACATACGTAGATAGTACAGTAGTTTCTGCAATTACGGATAACGGGAATTGGGATGCGTCAAGTGGCTTCTTCCCTAACGTGAACGCACAAAATCAACCTATTCAAAAAGGAGATTTGTGGTATATTTCAGTAGCGGGAACTCTTGGCGGCAATTCAGTTCTTCCCGGATATTCAATTAGAGCATTAGTAAACAATCCCGCACAAAACGCAACTAATTGGGGTATAATTAATGTAGGGTATGGCTTCACTCCAGAAAATGTAGCCAATAAATCCGCAAATACATCTTTAGGAACTTCAGATACTCTTTATCCAACTCAAAACGCAGTTAAAACTTATGTAACTAATGCGTTGTCTAGCGTTTCAGCTCCTACTCTTCAAGCAGTAACTACAGCTGGAGCTACTACTACTTCAAATATAGTAGTAAATCAAGTAAGTACATCTTCAGGTGCATCGGTTCAATCATCTGGTAGATTAATAGCAAAGGACATAGAACTACGACCTACAATTGGTAGCTCAACAAATACACTTGTCTTTGATTCTTCATTAATTACAGGGAATAGGACATACACCTTGCCAAATGCAAATGGTACGGTGGCTTTGTTATCTTCCATAAGTGCGACTTCCCCGCTTTCATATAGTAGCTCAACAGGAGTAATATCTCTACCACAAGCCACATCATCTGTAAGTGGATTCTTATCATCTACAGATTGGACTGCATTTAATGGCAAGCAAAATGTAACAGCTAATCTTACATCATTAAGTGGTCTTACGTATAGCTCCACATCATTTGTGAGAATGACAGGAGTAAATACCTTTACTCTTGATACTAATACGTATGCCACCACGGCATCATTAAGTAACTATTTGCCATTATCTGGAGGAACTTTAACTGGCAGCTTGACACTAGGCAGTTATGGTCTAGGTTTTTCAAGTCTTGCCATCGATGAATGGAATAGTCAAACTTTTCAATTTTCCACTGTTTCAGGTGACAAAGCACTTTTAGAAATACAAACTGGCGCTATTAGTACGTTGATATTCCCAGATACCAATGGCACTTTATTAATAAATGTAGCCACATCGTCAGGCTCTCTCACTACGACTACTTCTGGATCGGTTACAATACCTGATGCTTCGGCTTCTGTTGTTGGGTTGGTTAATACGGGATCTCAAACTTTTGCAGGATCTAAGGCATTCAATAGCGTTGTTAGCGTAGGCACATCTACACCTAGTGCTACTGCGAAATTGCAAGTAGATAGTACAACACAAGGATTTTTGCCACCAAGAATGACGCAAGCTCAAAGGGTAGCAATAACTTCCCCAGCAACAGGATTAATGGTTTATCAAACAGATAGTGGTGGCGATGGAGAAGGGGTTTATGTAAAAAGAAGTGATAGTTGGTTTAAATTGTCATGGTATATTCCATAGAAAAATAAAATAATAAAATGGCTAAAGTAAAAATATCGCAACTTCCCTCTGCGGGAGCATTATCAGGAACGGAACCTTTGCCTATTGTTCAAGGTGGAGTTACAAAGAAAACTACAGTACAAGATGTAGCTGATATTGCTACAAGTAATTTGCAGTTTGCTGCGAATGGTGGTGTAGATTTTAATATATCCAATGAGCTAACTACGACATATAATTCTACTATAACTTCGGGAACATCTCAAATAATAGGTGCATTACCTTCCCAAAGCGCAAGTTATTGGCAGAATAAAACCATTGTAGAAGTTCTTGATGAGATATTATTCCCTACGCAAAACCCAACTTACGAAATACCTACAATCTCTTTCAGTACATCAACTTCCCCGCTTAATGTAGAAGTAGGATCTCCTATAGCTTCTATATCTTTAACGGGAAGTGGTACTAAGAAGGATGCAGGGGCTTACAATAGTTTTTCATTTTACAAGAATGTAAATGGAGGTGGTGCTACATTTATGTCCCCAGTAATTTCTCCAAGTTCTTCATCAGCGACAGCAATTCCCGACCAATTCCCTCCACTTCCCAATCAAAATAATCCAAACTTCACATATAGCGGAACTAAATTAGATACAACCTATAGCACAGGATTCCCTTTACCTTCTGGAAGTAACACATCAATAGGTGTAGTTTACTCTATGACCGGAGATTATTCTGCCGGAAATCCTAACTACAAAAGTAATGGAGTTCTTGATACTAGAACCCCCGCTATTCGTTCAGTAGATGCACCGCAAGATGCCGATTCTGCTTTTGCCCCAGGGAATACAATAACTTTTACAGGGTATTACCCTGTTTATTACGGCACGTCTACAGCCTCTACAAAGCCAACGGGAGCAGATGTAGCAAGTGCTATTTTGAGCGGGGCAGGTGCTACCAAATTAACTCCTATTGCATCTTCAATGGGAAGTATTACTATACCTTTTGGAACAAGTTCTACTCCTAAATGGATGTGGTTTGCAGTATATGAATTTAATACTGCAAAAACTCAATGGTTCAATAGCCAACTAAATCAAGGTACTATAGGGTCAAGTTTATTTGATTTGCCAATTACTCAAGCCGTAACTTCCCAGCAAGGATATTGGTCAGGCAAGAATTATAAAATTTACATAACTTCATATAAGTCAGAACAATTTGGTAACTATATAATGTCAAACTAATATGTCAATAAATTTAAACGATAATATCAATGTATCAGCTCCGTTACCAATAGACAATAGATATGGTAACGGATCTTCCCTACCTTTTACTGCATACGCAAGCACTACAGCAGCGAATACAGCTACAGCTAGTAGAAGATATATTGGGTTAACAGTAGTAATCGGAACACCGCCCGTTGAATATTGGTATAGAAATGGTATAGCTGATGCTGACCTTGTACCAAAATATTACAATGTTGTTACTTCGGGAACATCTATTAATACCTACATATCAAATTCATCTTCATCATATTCTCAGTCGTATTTAGATGGTACTAATAATTTGATGCAAGCGGGTACTTTACCAAATAGCATAGGAAGTTCTGGTGTTATGTCGAGAATACTGGCGTTCAATAAGTCGGCTTCAATGTGGACAAATGATTATTTAAGCGATGCCTATGAAGCCCAATCTAAATTCCTTACTTCCCATCCTTGGGTTACCATGGACTCAACTCACTCATTTCAAATATTTGATAGTATTGCTTTTACCAATGCTGATGGTACTTTTGTGGCTAAATATTTTGACCAAAGGGTAAATAATGAAAATTGGCAAGAAACCTACAACAACGAATCTACTTTGACTGGAGGTTCTACCTATACTCTTGCATATTATGTTGCTGGGGATGATTTTAATGGCATGACCGTTACAACTATAAGCGGCACAATAAATACATCTGGGTGGAAGTTTACTTATACAAGCGGTACGCCTACTACATGGACTAATGGTTCAATAATTTTAGATTCAAGCAATAACCGATACTCTGGCTCTACTACTCTTGTGAATGGGCAAGTTTACACCCTAACATCGCTAGCCGGGGGAGATAATTTCAATATAGGCATTGGGACTACATATCCAGGAACAACAGGAAGCCCGACTTCCCCGCCTTGGACTTTTACAAGTAACGGAACTCAGCCTACATGGACAAATGGCTCTATTGTAGAGGGAGATTTTCCCTACATACCAGAAGATCAAAAAGCATCTAGTTTAAGAGCAGAATTAGCAAGTTCAGGAACTTTCTCCGGTAAGGGTGTATTAAGTGCCTATACAAATTCTTTCGATATCTATGGTATGCTTGATCAGAGCTATTCTACAAGAGGAACTGTTTTTGCTACCATGACTACATCAGAAAGAGCTACAAATATCCCTACTCCCAAGGAAGGGGAGATAATATACAACACAACTACAAATACGCTTAATTATTACAATGGTACTTCTTGGGTATCTTTATAAAATATAAACAATGCAAGTAACTGTAACGCAATTTTCTGGAGGTAAAACGAATTATGTAGATTCAGAAGCTATAAACGGTATTTCTAAATACCTTTATGCTTTGTGTGGTAAATATGGTAGGTCAGCCGAGGATATTCTTAAACCAAAAATATCTTTAGTTAAAGACCCTAGCAATTACAATTTTGGTAATGTTTATTATAATACCTTTTCCCCTACAAAAATTTTTAGAATTGTATGCTCCAATCTAAATGGTGGAGCTTTTCTAACATTCAGTTCACTCCAATCTGATTTTCAAATATCAAGAGATGGTATATCTTGGGGAAGTAGTCACGATGTTTCAATAGATAGTGGGGTTTTCTTTAGCACCGTTTATGTTAGATTTTCCCCACAAACTTATGGCCTTATTAAAGGAGATTTAATAATTAATAATGGTTCCTTGAATAAAATAATTTACCTATCTGGTACAGGAATATAAATTTCAATACTAAATTTACGTAAGTAAATGTACTAAACGATGGAAATGTCAATAGAAATACAAAATATGGATTCCCGATTGACCGATATGGAAGAAAAAATAGACAAAATAGATAAGAAATTAACTCAAGTCGTGGATGCCATCCTAGGAAACCCATTAACTAAACAAGGCGGGTTTGTTCACGACATAGAGGTTATAAATAACAGAATACAGAAACTAGAAAGAAGCCAAGCGAAGCTAGAAGATTTTAAGAAAAGATTTTATTGGACAGCCGGTATTGCTGTAGGAATTATCCTTTTCTTTCAGTACATGACATCCATTTACAAAAACATTAAGTAATGAAATTTTCATGGTTCGGGTATTGGAAACCCACTCCTGTTGAAATTAGAAAGATTGCAGATTCTGTTTTAGCATCTGCTACATTGATATCTACTTATAGTTTTTTTAGCAATAATGAAAAATTTGCTTTATCTGTAATGATAATATCTGCCGTAGCCAAATTTCTATCTAATTTCTTTACCGATGATTAGCCAAAATAATTTGACTAATATTATTATTGTATTTCTACTGCTAGTTCTTATGTTTAGAACTTGCAAAAATTCGTACCCTACTACTTCCCCAACACAAATTATCAGAGATACTACATGGATTATAAAAGATTCAGTAGTTTATTCCAAGCCACAAGTTGTAAAAGTAATCCCAGCTACTCAATCAAAAGAGTATCATACTAAGGAATATCTTCCCGACACAAATTATTCAAAATTACTACTACAATACAGGGAAGTCGTAGATAGATTATTATCATCTAATATAGTTAAGGATAGCATAAAAATAGATAGCATTGGAAATGTTTTTATTACTGATACTATCAATAATAATTTAATTACGGGAAGATCTGTTGCTACTTCCCTAAAATATCCAATTGTCAAGGAAACCTTGACAGTTTACGAAAAGAAAAAAAACCAGCTGTATTTAGGGTTTTCAGTAACGGGTAATGCCGTGACTTCTCTTAATGGAGAATTATTATTTAAGAATAAAAAAGATAATATGTTTGGATTATCTGCTGGGATATGTAGCAACGGAATAATTTACGGAGTAAGGTATTACACAAAGATTAAATTAAAATAATGGCAAAATCTTTTTCAGCTTCAATAAAGACAACATTCGGTAAAAGAAAAGGCGGTAAGGCAAGAAAAGGTCGTGGCCCAAAAGATAAACGTACATCTAAATACAGAGGGCAGGGATGATAAAACTATCAGACATAGCAAGGGAGTACCGAAAGAAATATCCTGATATGCCTACTCTAAAATTGGCAAGGATAATGTACAAAGAGAATAACTTATTATTTGCTGATGTTGAAAGGGCGAGAAATTCACTAAGGCATATTGAGGGTAAGCAAGGTAAATCAAGATTGGCTCAAATAGATAAAAATCATTTAAACTTTGTTATGAAAAAAGAACGACCTCGCAATCCCTACAACCTACCCGAAAGCCATCAGGAGAAAAGAGAGCCATTTATTTTACCGAAAGGATGCGATAATATTCTACTAATATCCGACCTACATATTCCCTACCATGATGTTGATGCTATTACTTTGGCTTTGCAGTATGGTCAGAAAGAGAAAGTGAATACCATCTTTATCAATGGCGATTTGATAGACAACCATCAAGTAAGTAAGTTCGAGCATGATCCTAAGAAGCGGTCAGTTAAACAAGAATTTGACGCTACAAAATCATTTATTGTTTCTTTAAGGTCAGCTTTTCCTGATGCTCATATCTATTGGTTAAAAGGAAACCACTGCATCCGTTGGGAGAAGTTTTTACTTATGAAGGTTAGGGAGATATGGGATGATCCATACTTCACCCTGGAGGAAAGATTAAGATTGAATGAAGAAAGGGTTATTATGATAGATGACAAGACCTTAGTTAAGGCAGGGAAGTTATCAATCACACATGGTCATCACGTATTTAAGGGTGTATTCAGTCCAGTCAATCCTGCAAGGGGTGCTTTTCTAAGAGCAAAGCAGTCGGTTATTGTAGGACATTTACATAGGGCATCTTACCATCCCGAAGTTGATTTAGATGGTAAGGTAATCGGGTGTTGGAGTACAGGGTGTCTTTGTGAGCTTAAACCTGACTACTCGCCTTTAGTTAGTAATTCTCAACATGGGTTTGCTCATATATTAGTTGAAAGTAACGGTGATTACACGGTAAAGAATTATCAGATTATTAACGGGAAAATATTGTAGTATGAAAAATAAGTCAGTAATGGAGCATTTTAAGAAAAAATCTCCATCAGATAAAAGTAAAAATCCTTGTTGGAAAGGGTATAAAATGGTAGGCATGAAAGATAAGGGGGGAAGAAGTGTTCCTAATTGCGTACCTAATAAAAAATAACTTGTGAAGTTATCCAAAAAGATAAAATTAAATACCTATAATTGCTTAGTCACTTTTATAGTGACAGATTCCATTTCCCGCACGTTAAAGCATATCTATAAATTACATAATATTGATGAAGAAATAGATGCAGATGCGGAAGGAATAGTAGTTACAGGGGATATAAGTACCTATTATCTTATTGTAGATAAAGATTTTCTTAGCCATAACACAATAACTCATGAGATATTTCATGTAGTTATCAAAATGACTGAAGCTAGAGATATATTTGATGAAGAATCGCAAGCTTGGATATCTGGGCATATAGCCAATGAGATCTATAAATTTATAGCAGGGAAGTCGTTAAAGGTAATTGTAGAATAAAGAAAGGGAGCTTATTGCTCCCTGTATCTTTTATTAACTTATGGAAGTAAGGGAAGTGAACTTGAACAGATTGATCAAGAACCTTGTTCAAAATCCTGAAGCTACACACGAACAGCAGTAGAATGGTTAGATAGACAAGGTCTTATTGTGCATTGCGGTAAGCCGAGAGTTATGTGTAATTGCTACCATTCCGTTCCGAATAGAGATTGTGCTTGTAAATCTTTTTCTTTTCTTTTTTCTTCCCACGCTTTTTTAATTCGTTCTTCAATGATGTTACAGTATTCATTTGATAATTCACTACCAATAAAATTTCTGTTACTTAAAATACTCATTTTAGCTGTCGTTCCACTTCCCATAAAGCAATCGTAAACTAAATCGCCTTCATTACTCCAACTTAAAATATGGTCATTGGCAAGTGCTTCTGGAAATACAGCAGGGTGTTCACCCTTTTGTGGTGCGATATACCAATAGTTATTTCTCCTACTAAATTCAGCACTTGGCTTACGCTTTTCTATTTTGTGTTCACCACTTACCAATCTCCTACCCACTCCGCTTTTATCTTTTCCAAAAGAAGCGTTTGGTTTATCATAAATTAAATTTGTAGTGTTTATTTTCCCTTTTGAAAATACAAACATATATTCAAAGTTTTGGGTGTAACACTTATTGCTACCTACTGCACCACCACCATCTTTAACCCAAATCATTGTGTCGTGCAAATTAAAACCAATCTCTTTGAAGTATAATGCTTGTTTAAATGATGTTCCGCTTTCATTCCCTTGAACAGTAGCATCCGAAATAACCCAAACTAATACACCACCATCTTTGGTAATTCTAAAAAGCTCCTTTGCAATTTCTTCAAATGGAAAGGAATATCCGTTATAGGTTCTTAATCCATCGTAAGGCGGAGAAGTTACCGTTAAATCCACAAAACAATCAGGCATCTTCGCCATTGTTTCTAAATTGCTTTCGTTGTAATTTTTATTTATCTCAATCATATTTTTAAATTTTTCAAATTTATTTTTGCCATCGCTTTCTGCTATTAAACCGCAACTACACATAACAAGGTATTTGCAAAATTGCCCATCAACATTTGTGCTTAATTTGAAGTACCCTTTCTGCTTGAACCAACTATTGATAGAGCTTTTGTGGAAGGCACTACGCCTAACAAGGGTTTGGCAAAATTGCCGTTTTCGTTTTCAAATAAACTTTGTTCCATAATTTCAACTTTTGTTTTTCAATTTAACTTTAGTTTTAATTTTCGGTGTTTTCTTGTATATTGTTTCTTCTTCCCCATCAGCGCATCTTACTATCTTTATATATTCCGTATCGTACATTTTTAGTATTTCGTTTATCATATCTTCTGCGTTTCTCGTTGTAGTTACATATATATTGCACAGCCGATACATTACATATACCTTGTACTTACTTTTCATCATGGGATTATAAAATTATATCCTTGATATTCTATTATCACAACTTCCCCTTTCTTGTATAGTTTATAAACATAAGCTACTGATACGTTTCTTTTCTTAGCATAATTGCTTACTGACATAGCATTATCGGGAAGTCGCTGGACTGATGGGTATTTTATTCTCTCTCCTTTCATTTAATCATTTTCTTTTTTAAGTTCTACCATTATTTTTTCCTCTACAATAAATAATAAATCTTTCCCACTACATACCACTAATTCATCCCCAATTACCTCTGTTGTCAGCTCTTCCAAGCTATGATATCTGAATTTGTGACATTTAATGTACCCGTGTATATCATCAAGGGTTAAATCCCAATCATCCACAATACCCCGGTCATTGTACTTGGCAATTATTGTTGTAATTTCTGATAAAAGAATGTTGTCTTTGTAAATTTTGATTTGAAATTGTCTTTCCATTGTTTTTGTTTTTTTAGGTTTACCAACTTGTTTCGTTTGTTATGCAATAATCACTGCCTACATGGGCGTTCATCCAATCCCCAGCTTGAAGTATAAACTTCTTTTCGTTGCCCGAACATTTGTTTCTAATTACTACTGAATAGTCACTAGCATTGTCGCTAACTACTAATCCGCAATTACATGGCTCATCTTTTTTGCATGATGCGAAGGCGATGGCTACCCCAAGTACCAAAATTGTCTTTTTCATTTTTTTGTTTTTAAGGTTTAATAAAAGCTATATCCGAACTCTGCTCCGGCATTAAATAATTTCATGGCATCTTCATCTGTTTCCAAAGTTACCTTGACAATAACGAAGTATAAATGATTTTCAACAACTTCGGCTATGCCAGATATCAGTAATGGCTCTGCTCTTTCGTTTGATAATACTAATTGAAATTCCATTTTTTAGTTTTTTAGTGTGAATAAAATGATTAACAAAGATAAGGTAAAAATGATTAACTCAATGTATTTCTCCATTTTCTTTAATGGCTTCATTGTAACTTTTGGTTTGTTCGGGAAGTATTATCACTCCTTCAAATAGCCCGCTATCTTTGGCTGACTGAATGATATTTTCCCCTATTGAAAAAAAATAGTTATCGGACTGACAGGCATGGAGAAGTTCCCCTATGTACTTCATTTTGTCGTAATGGGATAAGTTATTATAGTTTTCGCAAAGCATGACGTTTAGATTTTTTGTGTTTGTAATTAATTTTATCTTCATATCTTATGAGTAGAACGAAGTAGAACATACCAGCTATGGCGGTAATTCCTAAAATGGCAATAATCGTTAATAAAATTTCCATGTTATTGATTTTACTTTGATAAATAATCTTCCCACATTTTTTTGTTTTGCTCTATAATTAGGGAAGATTTAAGTTTGGCTATCTTATTTTTCAATGCGTATGGGTTTTTACATTTTCCCGATTGAAGAACTATCTCCAATGCTTTTATTTGGCTTAATAATCTTTGCATAATTTAACTTCTTTTGTGATTCTATTATTCAACTCATCCCAATTATCATCAATGTACTTTTCTATCAAAACATTCTCATCTTCTTTATACATTGTTGCATCCCAATCAATAGATGATACATATAATTCCCCAGACCCACTATCGTATTCCCTAAATCCCCAATATTCGTATGCCCCTATTCCCATATCTTTTTCAATATAAGCATCAAGAATTACCTCAATGGTATTACCCCCTTGTTCTATTTTAATTTTGTATGTCATAAATTAATTTTTTGTTTTTTAGAAGTTATAAATTTTAGTTTCTTTTCTACATTTTATTTGCCAATCAGTATTGTTCTTTTGCTGAAAACCGAAGGCAAGTTTGCTATTTGCTTTTTTGAGTACCAATCCCTCATACAAGTCAGTTTTCACTAATTCCCTGTATAATGGGAGAAAGTTATTCATGTATGTTGGGGCTTTGTATATTCCCTTTATATCAGTTTGACAAAGGTGTTTATACATCTCCAGCTTATCCCCCCTTACCATTCCTCTATGGCATGGAAAATGGTTTTCAAGTAGGGAAATTCTGTCAATGGTAGTCGTTCCGGTCAGATAATCTCCCTTCCATACAAGTACATCCCAGATAATAAATTTATCCGTTTCCTTGCTCCCGTTTTCCCCTGCCTTCCCCTTGTTGAGATATTCCCCAGCGTATACGTACCAATCATTAGTTAAGGCAAGTTTATCCCAATCTATGTACGGGTTTTTATATGTCGTTTCTTCCTTGTGCCTATTGCATACACGGGTTTCCTTCCCATTTGTGAATACAAGGTAACATGAGCCATTGTACTTGGGTTGTGCAATATATTCCCCATTATCAAATTTATCAAGGTCTGTTGATGGTATCTTTACCTCTGGTCTTGGTGGGAATAAATACTTGTAACTTTCATATTTTATCATGGATGATTATTTTTTAAGGGAACAAATAGGGTTAATTAGTTCAAATACTTCTTCCATATTATCATACTGAATAAGGCGGTCTATTGCTCCTTTTTGTACTGAATACGTCTTTTCCCCACTAATTAAATTCCCTTTATCTTCTTCGCTAATTAATCCGCATCCGCATATCATTTCGGATAATACTTGCCCGTACTTCTCCACTAATTCCCCGTTAAATTTGTAGGTAACATTCTCATTAAGTAGGTCGTATTGTCTTAAAATTTCAGCTTTATTTTCATCTACCGAAGTATATTTATCAGCGACAATAAATAATGCCGAACTTCCTACTTCATCCGCTATCTTAAAAGATTCTGGGGTACGCTTATTTGCCTTGTATTCGCTTAAAAATAGGGTTTTCCCTGTTTGCTTAACATCTCCTTCAATCATCTTTAATTCTCCCGTTAATGCGTCTATTTTTGCTTTTAATTCATTTAGGCGGGAAATCTTATCACCCAATGTTTCTGACTTAAAAATTTTCTTGTCTGTTTTCTTTGATGTTGCTGATTCTTTTACCTTTGACGTGAAAAGGTTTGTTGTTGTTTGCATGGTTTTTTGATTTAGTGTGAAAAATATTTTTACAAAGATAATAATCTATAACTAATTACAAAATTTTTTTCAAATTACTTGAATATCGTTGTTATATAACTGCATCAATTCGCTTAATAGAGGTCTGTATTTTTCTGCATCCACTTCCCCGCTTTCTTCTATATATCCTTTATCGCATACCGAATGAGTGCCTTGTCCATAACATTCAAACATAGTACCGAACACTCCGGTACGTATTGATTCTGGAAAATAGGCAAAAAGGTCTTTTTCTTGCCTGTTGTACATAAATTTTACTTTCATGGTTGGGGTTTTTAATGAGTTTAACTATTTTTTTTCAGAGGTTAGGATTTTTTGATTTTATGGATTAAATTAAAAATTCTATTGAATAATTCTTTGTCAGTTTCATAAACTAATTGCGAACTATCAAATTCATCTGCGAGTAATTCTTTTAATTTTTCTACTAATAATCTTCTTGTAATTTTCATGGCTTGAAATTTTATGGGTTATTAATTTATGGAGTAAATAAGTTTAATGGGATTAAATCAAATTCTTCTTCAGATTATTGATATTCTTTTGTTCCATTGTGTGCAATTAGTTCTGCATCTCCATTATCTGTATAAAGCTCTTTTGTTGCGTACAAATGATTGCTTTCTGGGTACATATATTCTATTGTGTCAAATTCAAATTCTTGCTCAATAAAAGTGCTTTCATTATCGTTTTCAAATTCATTTTTCATCATTTCAATAGCTTGTTCTTCATTTTCCGCTTTTATTGAATGGATTTCTTTTATCCATATAGTCGCTTTTCTTGATACATAAAAATAGTAGTTTGTCATTTTTTTTATTTTTTATGATTTTTAATTTAATGGTTTACAATTTACCTTCATCAGCGAAGGAATAATAACTATCTTCTGTTACTATTATGTGGTCTAATAAAGTAATATCTAATAACTTCCCCGCATCCTTTATTTTATTAGTTATCTCCCTATCTGCATCCGAAGGTTTTTCATTTCCTGATGGGTGGTTATGTGATAATATTAGGGAAGTTGTACCCGCACAATTTAACGCTATTGTAAAAATTACCTTCGGGTCTGCTATTGTGCCGGATATCCCCCCTTTACTTATCCTGTAATATCCAATAACTTTATTTGCTCTATTAAGGCATATTAGTAACATTTCCTCTACCCAATCAATCGTATTTTCGTTGTAGAGTAATTTGCATACTTCGTAGGCATCACGGCTGGAAGTTACTTTTTTGAGTTCGGTTTTCTTTGTCCCCTTGTATTTTATGGAGATTTCTATTTCTGGAAGTTTCATGTTTTTAGTTTTTAAGATTAGTTATTATTTTGTTTCTTGTTTCTTGTTCTTCTTGATACATTTTTATTGCTATACCCTTACAAGTTTCTTCAAGGAATGGAAAATCTGCTATAAATTCATCAGCCGTTTGTTCTTCATCAATCGCCTGTTCTATTCTATATTCCATTTCGTACCAAAATTGCTCATTACTTAAATGATATAATCCTTCTATGTAGGTATAATCTTCTTCATCCACTATTTCCCCGTTTATTATTGTTATTTTACCCGCAAAATTGCATCCGCCTTCGCTATATGTTATACATATATCTACCCCGTATTTTCCCGATAATAAAATACAAAAGTTAATGGGTGGACTCCATGCTGATGAGAATGATAAATTAACTTCATTATCCCGTATATCATTTACTGCCTCTTCTACCGATATGTCCCACTTTGTCCCCCAATATTCGCAATTCGTTTCGTACCAATGCTTATCGTATAGTTCCTTCATTTCCCTTTCTGCATCTTCCCTGTTTTCTGTCCATTCTCCTGCATATCCGTTTACTTTCCCAATTACTTGATACAAGGGAATGTTCTTTACATGATCGTGTCCTTCAAATATTACATAGCCATTACCTACCAATGAGGAAAAAAAGTTACTCTCTCCTTCAATGGCTGATATATCTTTTTTCAGTTTGGAGATATTCCCCGTAATTTCTACAAAGTTGTCGCACCAATTAGGCATAATTTTATATTTTAGTGGTTATTAATTATTTTTTCAATCTTGCCATACAAGTAAATGATTTACCTTCTTTACTCTTCCGGATTCAATAAAGATATTTTCTATTTTCTCATACTGCTCTAAACTGCATCCTTGCCCTAATAAAGCGGAGTAAAGCGTTCCCCGTTGCGTTTCTTTGTTTTCCCTTAATACTTCCCCTATTGACTGAACTAATCTAATAAAGGCAATTTGTTTTTGTTGTGTTGTCATGGTTGATTTTTTAGTGTGGCGTAAAATTAAAGATGATTAAACGCTTGATTATCGTAAAAATGATTCATCACTTCTTCTTCTATATCTTCCCAATTTTCGCTATAATAATTTTCAGATTCTTTGTCAGCAAACCAAGAAGGCTGAAATTCATAATCAAAGGAGTATTTTATTATTTTCCCTTCAATTTCAATATCATCTACTAAATAATTAACTTTAATACTGCTATTTTCTTGCATTATCTGTATTTCGCTATTTTTTTTCATGGCTTTGATTTTTTAAGGTTTGAAAATAGGGAAGATATCAGTATTATATCTTCCCCGCTTAATTACCAATTTTTAGTACCTATTTTACATTTTTTCGGATACCACGCCCCGCACTCTCCGTTATTACTTTGCCTTACATATCTACTACATGAAGAAAACATAATAACTAATGAAATGAGGGTAAAAATCAACAAAGATTTTTTGAATGAATAGCCACCAGATAAATAGATTTTTTGCCTTTCTTCAATTTGTTTTTGTGTTAACATGGTTTTAATTTTTTAATGTTTATTAAATTGTTTCGCAATTTGCGGGTATTGTTTCCCCGTTTTTCTCTTTTCTGAAAATTATTCGGGTAGGGTAGTTCATTGTCCTGTATTCCCTTACATCATGCTTTAATAGTGCATAATCTTTTGTAGTCCCGTTACTATTAGCATCGTAAAACGATACATCTTCCCACCCTTGCCCGTAGTTTTGTTGAATTACCTTAAAATAATTGTACTTTTTCATGTTTTATGATTTTAGATGATTAAATAAAAAAAAGAAGGGGAAGAAGTAGTATATACCCCCCCCCGTGAATAATTAACAAACATCCGCCACAACGTAACCCCACGCTTCAAATTCTTCATTTGTTAGTCCGTTGGCTGGTTTTACCTTTAGTGTTTCAATACCTACGTTTTCAAAACATTGCCACACGGCTTGACTTAATTTGTCGTATCCGTATCCCCCCGCTTTGCCTACATTTGCATAATTAAAAGTAACTCCCGTTTTTTCATTCTTTAGGTGACCTAAAGAACCACCCCAGACAATAACAGAGGCGGAACATACTGAACCAGACGGATTATCCGACCAATTAGCAATAATTCGCCCCGCGGGTTTGCCTTCATAAATTAGTGCTTTTGCCGTTACTTTTGATACGTGTTTGTAGTCAGAAATTAATTTTTTGCTCATGGTGTTGATTTTTTAAGGTTAAAAAAGTTTATTTTATTGTTTTGTGTCTTTAATGTGGTCGAACATAGCTATAATGCAATGCTCAAATGTTTCAAAATCCCAAACGGAAAACCCTTCGCTATCAACTAAATCATAAAAACATTCGCTAATTAGTTTAATAGTATATCCGTTGGGATGCTTCCAAGTATCTAAGGAAACCTGAATAAATTGACTTTTTGCGTCTTTTAATTTTTTGTTTTTATACATTTTTTAAGGTTTATTTATTTTGTTTTGTGAGTGCAAATATAACGCAGTAAAACATTATTAACCTAATAAAAGATAAAAAACTTTTCAAAATTACGTGTTTATACTTATTATTTCCTACGTGTTTATACTTATTATTTTGTATTTTATTAATATGTCCATATCTTCCCTTCTTCCCCTTCTAATGATCCCACAAACACAATACATACCTACCCCACCCCCTTACCCTTCCCCTCTCTCACATCTTCCCC